ATAACAATCACAGAAGGCACAGGACTTGCGTTGGCAACTGGTTTAAGTACTGCGGCAAAATACAACAATCCAAGTGTAGCAGTTGATCCACACACATCAGTACCACAGTGGAAAGGTACTCCAGGAACAGATGCAGGTGCACAGGTTACTAAATCAATTTGGATTAAAACAACAGAACCAAATGGTGGTGCTAGATTCAGAATTAAAAAATTCAACGGAAGCACAAACCTTTGGGAAGAAATCAGTGCTCCAGTTTATGGCACATATCCAACTGGTGTAAGCGGTGCAACATCGGCTCTATACAATTTAGACAGAGCAGGTGGCGGTGTAAATTTAGCAGTAGGTTCATTGTATGTAAATGCAGACAATGGTACAGATCAAGTAGACTACAAAGTTTTCAGAAGAGAAAACGCAGGCAATTCAGTTGCAGTAGGCGGAATAGTTACAAGTAGTGGTGTTGCTGATCAAGGTGCAAATTACAGTTTAACAATTTCAGAAACTAGAAAAGGTGTTAATTCTACATCAAGTGCAATAATCACAGTATTAGATGCAAATTTAAATCAAAATGCATCAGACGTGGATGTGATTGCAGGTGCAATTAATAGTGCTTCTGGTCTTAACAATGTTAAAGCAAGTGTTGACAGTTTAAACAGACTTGTACTAGAACACACTGAAGGTGGTGAAATTAACATCACAGACACAAACGGATTGTTAGCATTGATTGGATTTGATCCAGCATCAACTAGTAACTTGTACTATGAAGCAGGTACTTCAAGTGCTACAAATCCTAAACAGTACACAATTTCAAATTGGAAACCTTTGGCTTACAATGCCAGCGACAATGCAATTACTTCATTGGCGTCAGATGGTCAATTATGGTACTCATCAACAATAGATGAAGTTGATTTAATGGTACACAATGGTACGACTTGGGTCGGTTACAAAACTGCTTATGCATCAACAGATGCAAAAGGTCCAACAGTTTCAGCAACTGCTCCAAGCACACAGCAGGATGGTGCATCTTCGCTTGTTGATAATGATATCTGGATATCAACAGCAGATTTAGAAAACTATCCAAAAATTTACAAATATGATTCATCAATCCAAGGCCCAGTTGATTCAAGATGGGTGTTAGTTGATAACACAGATCAAACAACTGAAGATGGTATTTTATTTGCTGATGCAAGATACAATACATCAGGTGCAACAAGTGATGAAGAAGGAACAATTGAAGCATTATTAACAAGTGGCTTCTTAGACTTTGACGCTCCGGATCCAGCATTATATCCACAAGGTATGTTGTTATGGAACACAAGACGTTCAGGTTTCAATGTAAGAAAATTTGTTAGAAATTATGTAGATCAAACTGCTGATAATCCAAGAGCAGGTGATGAAGCAATGACAAATTACTACACTCACAGATGGGTAACTGAATCTGCTAACCAGGCAGACGGTTCAGGTTCATTTGGAAGAAAAGCACAAAGAAAAGTTGTAGTACAGGCTTTACAAGCAATGGTAAATGGTAACCAAGAAATTAGAGATGACGAATCTAGATTGTTCAACGTAATGGCAACTCCAGGTTATGCAGAACTAATTGGTGAAATGGTTTCATTAAACTTTGACAGAGGCTTGAGTGCATTTGTTGTAGGAGATACTCCATTCAGATTAACTCCTGATGCTACATCAATAAATGATTATGTAAACAATGTTAACCAAGCATTAGAAGACAATGACTTAGGTTTAGTTACAAACGATGAATACTTAGGCGTGTTTTATCCATCAGGATTCACAAGTGATAACTTTGGAAAAAACATTGCAGTTCCACCAAGTCACATGATGTTAAGAACTATTGCATTAAGCGATCAAGTTTCTTTCCCATGGTTTGCACCAGCAGGTACAAGACGTGGTGGCATAAGCAACGCAACATCAACTGGTTACATTAACAGTGAAGGTGAATTTGTTGGAGTTTCATTAAATGAAGGACAAAGAGACACACTTTACGCAGGTAATGTTAACCCAATAACTTTCATAACAGGCGCTGGTTTAGTAAACTACGGACAGAAAACAAGAGCGGCGGCGGCAAGTTCTTTAGATAGAATCAACGTTGCAAGACTTGTTATCTACCTAAGAAGTCAGTTAAACAAATTAGCAAGACCTTATGTGTTTGAACCAAATGATAAAACTACAAGAGATGAAATCAAGGCTCAAGCAGAAAGTTTAATGTTAGAATTGGTTGGTAATAGAGCGTTATATGACTTCCTAGTTGTGTGTGACGAAACAAACAACACACCTGCTAGAATAGATAGAAATGAATTATATCTAGATATAGCAATAGAGCCAGTCAAAGCAGTGGAGTTCATTTACATTCCATTGAGACTTAAAAATACTGGCGAAATAGCAGGGTTATAATAAGGATAAATATATTAGGAGAAACAAATGAGCATATCTACACTATCAAAAATTACAGTACCTTTAGATAGCAATCAAAGTGCATCTAATCAAGGTCTGTTAATGCCAAAATTACAGTATCGTTTTAGAGTAATGTTAGAAAATTTTGGTGTATCAACTCCAACAACAGAGTTGACAAAACAAGTGCAGGATATAACAAGACCTAATCTATCATTTGAAAACACTACAATTGATGTTTACAACAGTAAAGTTTATCTTGCTGGAAAACACACTTGGGAACCAATCACACTTACATTAAGAGAAGATGTAAACAACAACGTACAAAAACTTGTTGGTGAACAGTTACAAAAACAATTTGATTTCTTTGAACAATCAGCGGCGGCAAGCGGTGCTGATTATAAATTTGTTACTAGAATTGAAATTACTGATGGTGCTAATGGTGCCAATACAGTTGGAGTTCTAGAAACATTTGAGTTGTATGGTTGCTACGTCGAGTCAGCAAACTACAACACATTGGCTTACAACACAAGTGAGCCAGTTACAGTAACATTATCATTAAGATATGATAATGCAATACAAACACCTCAAGGTACAGGTGTTGGTACGGCTGTGGGCAGAACAGTGAATACATTGATAACCGGCGGCGGTGCATAATTTTCATTTGCAATTATAAATTAAAAAGGGGGCTCCGGCCCCTTTTTTTTTACTAACCAAGGGAAGGAGAAAACCATGAAAAAACTATTAAAAAACAAAAAAGTTTGGATTGGCGTAGCAGTAGTGGTAATCGTTTTCGCGATCGCTATGTTAGTAGGTGATTCAACTCCAGTTGATGCTACAACACAAGGCTAATTACAAATTAAAAATTGACTGAAGGCGGCTTTTTAAGTCGCCTTTTTTGTTTTTAAAATACCACATTTTTCATCATATAAATACAGTATATGGCAAATATTCTTACACCATTTTTAGACGGATTAAAAAGCGGAATCCTTGAGCCAAAAGGTAATCTTGGAGATTTTGCTCATGCGGCAAGACTGTACGTAGACGATAGTTTTAGACTTGCACCAAAGTCAAAATTTCTTTTCCACGTTGTTTTTAACATTAATCAAAATGTATTAGACAGGATGATTGCAAACAGTCCAGCACACCCTAATGGATCTCGTATTTTTAAAACTTTAAGCAACTTTAAAAACAAACATCAAAATGAATTGAATATGTTGGTTAAAAATGTAGACTTGCCACAGTATTCAATAGAAACTGTTGTTGCACAGCAGTACAATAAAAAAAGAAAGTTACACACAAAAATAAGTTATGATCCTATCAAGATGGTATTCCATGATGACAATTACGGTGTAACAACTGCGTTGTGGGAAATGTATTACAGATATTACTTTAGAGATGGATGGTACGGATCTGATGAGTCAGCAAAAAGATCACCGGAAGCATTTATAAATGCAACAGGTAGCGTTGACGCAAGTGCAACAGCATTCAGTAGGTCACTTGCTTACAACTCCGCACAAGATTTTAGAAAATTTAGATTTGGTTTAGACAATGACCAGCATGAAGCATTTTTTGACAGTATACAAATTTTTCAAATGTCTAGAAAAAGATACACCATGTACCATCTTGTCAATCCAATCATTACACAGTGGCAACATGACACATTAAACAATGCAGACAGT